AGTTTTTATCTCTGAAAGATTTACCACCTGATATACCAACACCAAAAGTTTGAATACCTGCACTTGCTCCAGCAAGACAGACGTCAGATCCTGCGTTAGTCACCGATGGTGCTGACGCTGTTGGTGGTGCAGATCTCATGTTTGATGTAGACTTATTTGTGGTTGTGGTATTGTTCGAGCTTCCACTTTGATAAGTATTTGTGGCTGAACTTGTGTATCCACCTGTAATTGATGTGTTTGATCCTGAAGTATTATTTTGTGTGGTATCAGGATATGCAGGACCTACGAATGCCAATAGACATATCAATATTATCAACAAACCTGTAAAATAATAATTCATCCTAGCTATCTCCATTATAAAATCCAACCCTTAATTTTTTTCCATAATTTTTTAAATATGCTTTCACCCATGTGATCTTCATAGTTCTTTACTTCTATGTGGTTACAAACATAACAATCACATGAAGCACATTGTGTTGTGCTCACGTAAAAACCTTGTCCTTTACAGTGACATCTGTGACTACAATCTAAACAAAATCCACTGTCATTTTACATTTTTATTCTCCTCAATATCATAAAACATTTTATCAGAATCTTCTGTAACCCAGTCGTCTCCTTCTACATCCCAGTATGTTGTTTGTACCTTGTAGTCTGGCCAATCATTCTCTGTGGTGTAGCTGTTAACATGCCAAATGATTCTGTTATTTGGCTGAGCTGCATAGTTGCCATTTTTTAATGCCAATATGTGTGCACACTTGTGCTCTTGCGGAATCTCAGAATGTTCCGTGTTTAGTATATTAGTCTCTGGATGAGCCCAGTCAACTGTAAAAAGATACTCACCATGATAAAATTTTTTATCTTTTCCAATAAATTTGCCGTTTATACCAGCCAACCAATCAAAAGTATGAACACTAGGCCAATAACTAAAACAGTTCCACAGTTGGAGCTGATCCACTCGCATATCAGGCACTTCATCTCGCTTAAATTCTTTTTGGAAAAACGCTGATATAGGTAGTCTATAAAAGACCGCACCATTTGGTAACATACAATGAAATAAGATTGCGCGACCTGAAATAGAGCTAAGACCAAAGATAACACAGTCACTAGCTTCTCCCTTATGTTTTTTAAGATCATACAGATACTCCCTTCTTATTTTACAATAAATCGGCGGTATATTAGCATTTAAATAAGACATAGTACATTATTTTATTTCACCCCAATTAGGGCCAGACTCGTAATCTACTTTGTTTGGTACCTCTAAGTCAACTGCATTCTCCATTATGTCTTTTATTTTTTGTGCCTGTTCTTTTGACTCAATAGAAAAATCTAGTTCATCATGTACTTGTATATGTGCTAGTATTCCTTCTTTGTGTAGTTCTACCATTGCCTTTTTAGTCATGTCTGCAGCAGAACCTTGAATTAATTTATTCAAAGCTTTGTATGTAAATGCTCTACGCGCTGGATTCTTGTGCCAGTAGTTCTTCTTCTTTTGTTTTTTCTGATCTAAAATAAATTCTCCATCATCGTCTTTCAACCACTCACCCATGTTCTGCAGTTCTATCATACGTTCTTCATCTTCTGCTGGTACAAATGTACCCCAGTCTTTACCTGATAGGATAGGTTCATACTTAGGGAACCTACAACGTCTGCCTAATAAAGTTTTAACTTGTCCTTTTACTTCAGCTGCTTTCATAGTTTTATTCATCAGCTGTTTTACAAAAGGTACTTTACCATGATACTTTGTAAATAATTCATCTGCACTTTCTTTATTGACTCCAAGTTCAGCTTGCAGTTTTGCTTTACCCATACCGTAAAACAATCCAAGATTAATTGTCTTAGCTTCTGATCTTGGTATGTCTGCCATTTCTGCAACTATCTTATGAAAGTCTGTTGATGGATCTGTGTCGTATGAATCTGCAATTGTATTAACAGATGGCAATTCAAACTTTAATGCATAATGTGCAACTAACCTTGGTTCCTGTTGCGAGTAGTCAAAACATCCCCACGTGCAGTTTTCTTCAGGTATAAATAATGATCGTATCATTGGACCTGTAACTGGATCTCTTGCAGGAATCTGCTGTAAGTTTGGATTTGCATAACTGAATCTACCTGTAACTGTACCGCCGTCATCAGATCTTATTTGATTTATATCTGCATGAATCCTGTCACAATGTTGATGATCAATGATTGTATCAATAAATGTAGTTCTAACCTTGTTTATCTTACGAGCTTCTGCTATCATCTTTACTACAGGATGTTTATGATTTGTAATAAAGTTTTTAGTGAAAGAAGGTGCTTTTGTTTTTGCAGTTAATTCATATTTTAAATTTAAACTGTCGAAGACTTTGGCAATACTTGCTGCTGCCCATATTTGAACTTCTTGGTTACTTTCTTTTTTTATTGAGTGGAGTAACATGTCTTCTTGTAATGCTAACTCTCGCTTCAATTCATGAGCTCTTTGAACGTCTACTTTTACGCCAAGAAATCTCATATCAACCAAACAAGGAAACAACTCAGTCTCAAGATTAAAAATATCTTGTAGCTTTTGTTCTTCAATTATTTTTTTAAACAGCTGCCATAATTCTAGTGTAAGGTGTGCATCTTTTTCAGCATACTCTCCAACTTCCATTGCAGGTAACTGCCACATATCTGCTTTAGGATCTAATCCTCTTGATTTTGCTGCCTCAACTAATCTTGCTTCGTTCTTACCTTGTTTTAAATAATGCCAAGATAAAGTATTCAACGTGTACGAGTATCTATTTTCATCAATTAGAGATGCTGCAATCATAGTATCTATTATCAAACCATTGATTTTTATACCTAATTTTCTAATCCAACATACGTCGTACATTGCATTGTGAAATATTTTTGTAGCAGGTGATGCACAAATTGCAGTAAACCAATCAAGAACTTGTTGTCGTGGTAGGTTTGGTCCTTCTCCGTGTGCAATAGGATAATAGCCACACCAGCCTTCTACTGCAACTGCAATACCTACAACTTCACCTACACCTATAATAGACCCTGATCCCAGTTTCTTTAAGTTTGGATCTCTAGTCTCTAAGTCGATTGCTATCTCTTTGTATTTAGTTAGGTCAGGAAATTCCTTTGGCACTAACCATTCTGTTTGTGGCATAATCATATTAATATAAACTCCATATGTATCTTTCAAATTTTAAAAGATACGCAAATGTTAAAATTGATAAAGGTACTATGTCGTACATAAACATTTTCATTTTTCTATTACCTCAAACTTTCCATCTCTCCAGACAATAGCTCTGTCGGTTCCTTTAATAACATTGTACTGCCATGCCATTGCTTCTATTGTTTTTGCCTTTTTTAGTTCTTTACCATATCTAAAATTTTTTGATAAAGACTCTAACTTTTCAGCTGCTGCAATTGGTAGACTTACTTGTCTCCAAAAATATTTTTTATAATGTTTTTCGTTTACCATTTAAATATTTTGTGTCTTTCATCTTCTTTATTTCTAAATCACAATAATGTTTTATTTTTTCCAGGTCTTCTATACCACCTTTAAATGGATAACGCATTACATATTTTATAACGTTTCCTTGGAAAAACGTAAGTTCATTCTTAGAAATAAACTCGTAAGGTTGAATGTGGTAGTGTTGATAATGATTCCCGCCTACCTGTTTATCTTGTGGAAAGGCATCATTAAATATATCTTTGTTCGTCATATTTTATATCCTCTGTTATATATTCTAGCTTTTAATTTATATAAGTTATTTTTTGCACGAGTGACACCTACGTACCAAACTCTATGCTCTTCATCTTCTTTGTCTTGACTTCGTTTGATTGCTTTTAATATTTTATCTCCCATGTCTAAACAAAGAATTACGTTATCTTGCTCGCCACCTTTAATTGCATGTATAGTAGATGTCCATATACGAGCTGGTTTTTCTAAATCTTCTCCTGCTTCCAGCAGTCCTAATAAATAATCTTTTTCTTCTTGCTCTACATTTTGAAAAGCTTCATACCAATCTTTTTTTAAATCTAATTCTTCTGTGCCTGTAAATTCTTTTATAGATTTTATTTCTTTTTCTTCTACTTCTACATTTTGCTGCAAAAGTTCATAGTTTTTTATTGATTTAAACAAACCAACCCTGATGCTTTTTCCTCGATTACTTTCAAAATATAAATTTTTCTTTTTTAAATTTTCCTCTATTCTTAATAACCTAGATACAGTCCTAGTAAGTATCAACCATTTACCCTCAGATAAATCTACTTGATCTAAATTTGCAATCTCTTCACAAATACCATCATGATTTCTTGGATAATATTTTTTTTCTTTTCTACTTCCAACAATATTTTCTACACATGCCTCTGATTGTTCTTGAATAGATCTAGCAATTCTTTTTGAATATTTCAAAACTTTTTCTTTTGCTGGTTCTTCAATAAATCTTTTTACATCAGCTCCAGCCCATGCGAAGATAGCCTGGTCATCATCACCTGCTAGATAAATATCTTTAGCTTTTGTTTTTAAAATATCATACAGCTTCCATTGCAGCGGAGATAAGTCTTGAGCTTCATCTATAAATACTACATCAAACTCTGGAATTTTATGTTTCTCTTCTATCAGTCTTTCTATCATGTCATTGAAATCAATTAATTTCTTTTTATCTTTGAACACTTTATAATTATCTTTTATATGTTCAAGTATAGGCCAGTCCACTTCTTTTGTGTTGTGTTCTCCTCTATCAAATTCTTCTCTTACATCTACACATCTATTAATTGCTCTGTGAATCAATTGAAAGTATGGATTATCACAAGTCAAGAAATGTGATTCTTCTTTGTTGTATCTGTCATAATATTTTACTTTGACATTTAATTTCTTACCAAACCTTTCATAGTGATATGGTTGCATTACATCTTCTTCATTTAATCGTAATATGTTAAATGCAAATGAATGAAGTGTCTGAAAGTAAATTAATTTTTTATCTTCAGCTGGCATTCTTTTCTTTGCTTCTCCTGCAGCTTTTTTAGTAAATGCAAAGTAACCTATCTTATGTAGTGGTGTACCTATTCTAGCGTACGCTCTTGCTCGACTAATTAATTTGTGAGTCTTACCTGTACCTGGAGGACCATAGAATTTATATATCATTAGACGATATCCTCTTCGTCCTCAAACTCTACGATTTCTTGTACATCCTTTCTTTCTTCAAATAAATATAGTGGTATTCTTAATACCTTGACTGGAGAAAAATAATTATTATCTTTATCTTTTCCAGGAAATCTTTTTGCCTTATTAAACAAAGCTTTCTTTTCTTGATCCTCACTCTCAAACAACTGTCTAATCATATAAGAAGTTCTTTGTGGATCTGTTTTCCATTCTTTTGTTTTTAAATCAGAATAAAATTCATCGTATACAAACCATGCATATTTCTCATCAATTAAAGGTTTACCACTCTCAAAAGATTTGTTTGTAGTTGCTTTTGGTCCATAAATATATTTTTCTAAATGCTTTAGTAGTATATCTTTTGGACTAGTTCCTTCTGCAGGTTCTATTATCTCAACTTTTTCTTTGTCAAATAAAGCTTCCATTACAGTCACAAATTCATTTCCTTTTATATTTGGTGGAACTAAGAAAGCTTGTTCCATCAATAGTGCACGTAATGCTTTTTGACTTTCTAGTTTATAAATATCTTTTGCGTGTATCTGTGCAGTCTCTCCATCTTTTCTTTCTACAGTAAACTTCCATTCTGGTGTTGGCTGATAATTTATTTTTTGCAGTGCAAACATTCTAGGCCATGTCTCTTTGTTGTCAGATAACACACCATATTTTCTTTTTAAACAAACTGATTTTATGCAGTTGGGTTTAAGTAGTTCTCCATTACATTGATAACCTTTAGTTTTTTCATTGTCCCAAACTTTTATTTTATATTTTACGTGATCGTCTGTCCATTTTAAATCAAACTTAAAATATTTATTTGCAGCTTCTACAATTTTATCCTTCCAATCATCAGGATATTTTTTCTTAGCAAACACCATGTAGTTATATAAAAACCTATCTCTGTTGTCTGTCATAATTTCTTTTGTCAACATACCTAAACATGGAGGACCATCTGCAAATTCTTCACCACTACCTTTTAATTCATCTTGAACAATTTTTTCTTGTATGTCTTTTAATTGTTTTTTACTTACTGCATTTAATTCTACACATTTTAAAAACATATCTAGAGACATCTCAGTTCCATCAGGAGATAATGCTCTTCTATCATCTCCATTGTATGGTAGGTTTATAAAATTACCATTTGTCTTTTTTGTATCATCAGAAGACTGCAGGCTGGTTTGTTTTGGAAAAATTTCTGTTTGTATAGATAACTTAAACAGATACAGCATTTGTTCTAAGAATTGTCTTATCTCAATTGCTTTTACGAATTCGGTGGTGAACACATATAAATGTAGTCCACCACTTTTGGACAGGACAGGGATAATCGGTAAACTTCTTTCTTGTATAATTCTTAAATAAAATTCTCTATCAATTGGATACTTGTCTACATCAATCGCACCAAAACGTGCAGTTCCTTCATCAGTACATGGTTGTACACCAATTGATTTAATTCCTTTTAAATGATCTTCGTAATCTTGATCTGTAATTTTTACTTGTGACCATTCGTGTTTAAATTTTTTCTTTCCTGTCTCTGGGTCTACGTATCCTTCGTTTGTTTTGCAGACACCATAGTTACGCGTTAACCCTGTAAAATACTTTATAAAATCTTTCATCCTTGTCCCTTAATTTTTTAAGGCGCCTCCAGTCTCCCTTCAGCGCCTTCGCTTGGCCAGCGTCCTCAATGGAGAGGAAACTAGATAATGTCTTCTTTCTGTGAAGACTCAGTCTTTTCATACTTAGGTTTTGCAGCACCACCAAAAGCTTCTTCTTGAAGCTTCTTAGCGTTCTCGTATATACCTAAATCATTACTGTCAGACAAATCTAACATTCTAAGTTTGCTAGGTTTGTAAACATGCCAGCTTTTATCTCCCCAGTTTTTACCAACTGTTTTAAGATTAAAGACTGCAGAATATGCGGCAGGTCTGAAACTACCTTTTTCATCTGTAGCTCTTAGGTTTTGAATTAAGTTATTTAATTCTCTACCTGGAGTTAAATTAGATGACCTCATGGTGATAACTGCTTTTCTAGTCTCATCACCAATTAATGCAAGTACGTAGAAATACATAGTTTTCTCACAGTAATTACCATTAGATAATCTGTATCTACCATTTCTTTCTTCTACTGCATCTGCAGGTGGTTCCATGTGAGTGCCGACTGGTGCTGCTGCACTGTCGCCTCTCTCTTGCCATTCTGGAAACCTTGTTTGTGAATGACAAACAACTACGTTTAGTCCTTTGTCACCGTCTATAAGAGACCCAAAACTGCCAGAGTATATCATACCAGGCTTAGCACCTTCGACATACTTTGCACCTCTGGAATTACATTCAGGTGATAGTTGGTGAAGAATTTTTAAAATCGGAGTTGACGTATCACTCGCTTTAATTTCTTCTGTTCCTTTACCTGAATCAGCTCTTAGATTGATTGGCGATAGTGCACCTGCACTATTCTTTTTAACCATTTCTGTGTTATTAGACATATGTTTTTACTCCTATATTATCTATTTTTTATTTTTTATTTTTGTCTGATTTCCATCAAACGTCCAAAAAAGATCTTCAGGAACATCGTTACCTTTGTTCTTCCAATCTTCCATGGTTACTTTCAGAGTCATGGCATGAACCGCCTCTTTTTGAGTAGGTTCATAACCTTGACCCCGTGCAAGGGTAGCATAAGCCATAGCCTTGTTTTCTTCGCCTTGACCAAAGTTAACTGTGATTTCATTTTTCACAATATCACCTAGGCCATTACTTCGAAGCCATTGTATCGCCTCAGCTTTTTTATCAGCTTTTATTGTGGCGCTGTACACTTTCTTAACAGACAGCTCTGAACCATCTCTTAATTTAACTGTACTTAAATTCATTTTATTCATTATCTCAGGAATAGTAAAATTATTTATATACTTTTCCTGTTCTTTAAGTTCTTTTAACTTAGACTCTGTAGCTAAAACCTGTGCACCAACAGATTTTAATTTTTCAATTGCTTCAGATAATGCTGTTGGATCAACAGAATCAATTTGATCGGGTGCATCGTCACGTAGACTAACCATATATTTCTCCTTTTTCTTTCGGTTTAACTTTCATGCTGTGTAATATAGAAAGAAATTTTTCTTTGTCAATACTACTTTTGAAATAAATTTATTTCTATAGGAAAATAACTTGATTGTATTCTGTCCCACTTTAAAACTTTAAATTTACCATTTGTAATATCACTTGCAACTGCACACACAACTCCAATTAGAGCTGGATCTCCATACAGTAATAAGTAATCTTCTTCTGTAAAATCTTTTAAACTATTTTTTATCTCTATTATTAATGGTCCTGGTGTAAATTGCATTTGTCGCAACTTAGGAAACATTGTCTTAATTTCGCCATATTTGATTGCAGGTGTTAAATCAAATTTTGGTTCCCCCGTTATTTTATCGGTAGGTATTTCTTGTACTAAATAAACTTTTGCCATTGACTTTTTTTCTTTCTCTCCATATATATACCAATAGAAAGTAATGTAAAGGTATATAACTATGATTAATTATAAATTTAAAACACAGCCATATAAGCATCAATTAGATGCATTGCAAGAGTCTTGGGATAAAGAAAATTTTGCGTACTTCATGGAAATGGGTACAGGTAAATCTAAAGTTCTCTTGGACAATGCTGCTATGCTTTATAGTAAAGGATTAATAAATGGGTTACTAATTATTGCACCTAAAGGTGTTTATAAAAATTGGTATGACTCAGAGATACCTACGCACTTACCAGAATATATTTTTAAAAAGACTGTTTTGTGGAAGACATCTGACAAATCACAAAAACAAAAAAAGATTTTAAATACACTGTTTGAAACAGGTAGTGAGTTTCATATTTTATTGATGAATGTTGAAGCTTTCTCATCTGCAGATGGGCCTGCTTTTGCATATAAGTTTTTATCTGCACACAAAGCAATGATAGCAATTGATGAATCAACTACTATCAAAACGCCTACTACTAAAAGAACTAAAAACATAATTGCGCTGAGGGAGATGGCTAAATACAGGAGGATTCTAACTGGTTCTCCTGTAACCAAATCACCACTAGATTTATTTAGCCAATGTGAATTCCTTGATCCCTGGCTCCTGGGGCATTCTTCTTACTGGACATTCAAGGCACGTTATGCAGTAACAAGAAAGATACAAGTACAAGGAAGACAAGTAGAAATTGTTGTTGGCTACAGGAATCTTGGAGAGCTATCTGATAAAATAAAACCATTCTCAAAGAGAGTCTTGAAAGATGACTGCCTAGACCTGCCTAAGAAGACATGGATGAAACATGTGGTGGAGTTAACCAAAGATCAGAAAAAAGTGTATAAACAAATGAAAGAAGAAGCAATAGCTTATCTTGATGGTAAAGTCTTGTCTTCTGCTACAGTCATGACTCAGTTGATGAGACTACATCAAATAACTTGTGGTCACTTTACAGCAGATGATGGCACTATAAAAAATTTACCTTGTAACAGAGTCACTGAACTTATGGACATATTAGAGAATGTACATAACAAAGCAGTTATATGGTCACACTATACTCACGATGTAAAAAGAATTATTGAAGAGATAAAAAATAAATATGGTGAAGATTCTGTTGTAGATTATTTTGGCGAAACCAGCCAAGATCAAAGGTCAATTAATATAAAGAAATTTCAGAATGATGATAACTGTAGATTCTTTGTAGGTACCACTCACACAGGTGGTTATGGTATTACATTGACTGCAGCAAGTACAATGATTTATTTCTCTAATGGTTATGACCTTGAGAAACGTCAGCAGTCAGAAGCTCGTATTGACCGTATTGGTCAAGAAAAACCAATGACTTACATTGATATTATATCAGAAGATACTGTTGATGATAGAATTGTAAAAGCTCTTCGAAGTAAAATAAATATAGCTAATGAAATAATGGGTGAAGATTTAAAAGATTGGATTTAAAACCAACCTTTATCAAAAACCATTTCTAGTAGAAGAAGTGCGACAGCCCCCACCGTCGCTAATAATGCCCAATAGATCTTGTCTATCTTGCCGCCCAAGTCGTGAATACCATCATGCATGTGTTTCATGTCTCTTTTAATACCTGTTATATATCCATAGATAGCAAGTAAATGCTCTCTTGTATTCTTTGGTTTAATTTTATCGCCGTTAGGCATTATGCTAATCCTCTTTGTTTTAGTCTTATCATTTTCTCTTCTTCAGATAATAAAGCGTTTTCTACTGGAGTCAATCCAGACGACATTAAGTTTCCTGATGCTGGAACTGCTGATGTTTGTATTACTGTAGACGCTGGCATAGGTTGTGGTGCTAGCGGTGGAGTTTGTATGTCAGTTTGTAAATAGTTATCTAAATTTAATGTCCACGATTCAGTTAATCCTACTCTTCTAAAATCATTAAACATTTGTCTTAGCACTGGTCTTACTTCTCTGTAAACATCAGCATCACCTAGATCTCTTGCAATCTCTCTAAATCTAGCTTCAATATCTTCTGATGGAAAGTAAGGTTCGAATCTTCCTATTTGTAAATTACGATATGCTTTACTTGAAATTTGTCTGTCTTTAAACTCTCTACCTAATTGTCCTCTACCAACTCCTAAAACTTGTGCTGCACTAATATCGTTGTACATGTTCTGCTGCACATCAAATCTAGCTTTGTTAGATTTATAAAATCTGTCAATAATATCATTTGGTTTTATTGGACCACCTCTTAATAATCCAAAGTAACCACCTGTAAATTCTCTTCTAGCATTTCTAATACCTGCTTGATACTCAGCAATTTTAAATCCCATTGATTGTAATGGGTCTACCTTAATCGGTCTAAAGCCCATGAATCCTGCAAGCTCTGGTCCTATTTCTAATTGATCACCTCTCTTTGTAGGTGTACCAAAAGAAGCTTGACCTAATCTTTGAAATTGTCTGTAAGAAGGTGCAAGAGCTTCACCTAAATGTAAAAACTGAATAGCCATCTTATCACCTAGAGAAGTTTGTGGTGTGTATAAAAGTCTACCATCTTTTGTTCTACCACCTCTGATAGTTAAGTCTGCTGTTGCTTCTGTCCAAATAGATTCACCAATAAATGGATTCATAATTTCTGCAGATGCTTCTCCTACACCAGATGCAAAACTTGCTAATAATTGTTGATCGTTCAAGTCACCATCTTGAATACTATTTAATAAAGTTCTTAGTGGTCTTGCAATTACATCGTACGCATTACTGTGACTGAAATCTATATATCTTAAATCACCATCTTCATCTTTGATAGGAATTAATGTAGAGTTCTTAGACCATTCTGGAACAAATCTTCTAAGTGCATCTAGTTCTTCTTGTGATACATCATACATTGCTTTTGCACCTTCAGTTAAAGTTGCAGGTATGACTGTTGCAAATGTAGCAAGACCTGTCAATCTTTTGAAGCCATCAGCGTAAAAAGGATTATCGTTCTTAACTAATTGTCCTGACGCTTTATCTATTACATACGGTAAAACATTACTACCAACTGTTGGTTTAGAATGTTTCATTTGTCTTACACCAAGCTCTGCAATATTAGTTGTAGTTCTAATCATCTCAGAAGGGAAAGACATGAAGTTACCTATTGGTAAAAGTCTAGATGTTCTTACTGCAGAACCTACATATTCGTAATTAGGTACAGTATTCTTTACAATATCTGCTGCTTGTCTTCTTAAAAATTTTTCATCTAATATTTCTTTTTGTCCAGAAAAAACATTTAATACTTCGTCACCTTCTTTAAGTCCTTGTTTTGCATATGCTCTTGATAATTTTTCTCTTTCAACAATCCAACTTGCAATCTTAAATGTATCGTCCTCTGCAACATATTTCCCTTGAGCAAACTCACCAATTTTTCTTAGCTTAGACATAAAAGGTCTAAGTATTGTGTCTGTGTTTGCAACCTGCTCTCCAAATCTAATATCTCTTAAAAGATTTTTTAAATCTCCAATTTGAACTTGCGAGTTTACAACACCTAATTCTAATAATTCTCTGTATGTTTCTTGAAATGCAGGACTTGTTGGTCCAGCTTTTAAAAGTCCAGATACATCTATACCTTCTTTAAATGCTTTAGTATAGAATGCAGGTTCAAATAAATTACCATTTGCACCAGCAAAACCAAATGCACTTATAAAGTTACGTAAGTGTGTAGGCACAGATAAAACTGTTTTTGCCAATTGTGATATTCCTTTTGGAAACAATAATAAATTTCTATACACCCAACTTACTGCAGCGGCTGCACCTTCTTTATCCTCTCCTCTTACAAATCCTTGTAAACCACCTGCAATGTTATTTATATTTTTTACACCTTCAGCTATTTCTCTTGTAGTAAATTTTGATTCAGCAAGTGGGTTAACTATCTTTTCTCCTCCTGGTAGTTTTTGTACTACATCAGTAAAATCTACAATCTCTATACCTGTTTTAGAAGACTGCACAGCTTGCTCTGCTTCTTCTTTAGTTGCCCAAAAGAATCCTCTCTTACCTGCTTGTTGTACCTCTCTGTTTTTTGTACCAATATCTTTTAAATAGTTTGCTGTTCTTGCAACAGAAGATAAGTTAGTCATTGCATTAAAAATAGAATATCTTGGATCAGATATTTCTCCCAATAATTCTCTTATTGCAGCAGGTGGTACACCTGTGTCATCAATCATCTTTTGTATAAATTCACCCGCAGGTCTACCTTCTACAGTTTTCTTTATGTAGTTATTTAAATCTAATGCTTTTGGTTTTTTTATTTTTGATACATCAGCTAAAATTCTATCTACTTCTTGTTTAGCTGTTTGTTGCGTTAAACCTTGATCTTTAAAAAATCTTACAGCTCCTTCGTATGCTTCATCTGTTGGAGTGTATCTTTTAAATAATTTAAATATTCCTCTACCTTGATCTTCAAATATTCTATATGTAGAACCTACCCAACCTGTAATTCTGTCTTTTAACAAAGCTTTCATTTCATCTTGTGCTTTTGTTAATTTAGTGCCTGATAAGTTTTCATCTAATATATTTATTAATTTACCGAACTCTTCTCTTGCATTATTTAATCCACCTACTAACATCTGCCTTGAGTCTTCACTTACTTTACTTTTCTTCATTCTATCTAGTAAGTCATCTATCTTTTTAGGATCTACTGCTTTTCTAATGTCACCCTCAAACAATATGGAATTTAATCCTTTGTAAAATTTATCTTTCTCACTTCTTACAGATTTATCAAACATAGATTGTGTTTGTGGAAAAATACCATCTACTTCTTTTGTAATATTATTTACAATCTCTCTTGCTCTATTAACATCTCTTGATCTTAATCCCTCCTTTATTCTTTCAGATGAGAATACTTGATCTGGTAAATTACCTCCAGGTGTAAAAGGAGCTCTAATATATTTGTTTAAAAATCTATCAAACTGTTTGTTACTATATGCTAATTGTTTACCACGTTGAGCTAAAAGTTTTGCAGATTTACCTGCACCATATACTGCAGGTGTAATTAATAATGACTCAGAACCAAACTTAACTCTGTTCATTAATTTTCTAATTGCATCTTCTCTACCCTCTTCTCTTTCTTCTCTATCTAATTGAGTAGGACCTGCTTGAAACATATCTCCAAAAGTACCTATGTCTTCAACGTCAGCAACCAATGCTTCTCCTCCTGCGCCACCTAATGCAATTGCAGCATATCTTGGTGCTTTTAATTTTTTATTTAATGAAGTTGCTTGTCTTAATGCAGATAGTGTTCTTTCACTTTTTGGTAATGCAAAGTATGCTCCTCTTTTTGCTCTTATAGCTTTAGATACTAAACCTCTTGCAGCTTTGTTTGCAAGTTTTGCACCAAAACCACCAGGTACACCTATTTGTATTAAGCTTTGTGTTAATTTTCCTACCGCTCTTGCTTCAGCGTCTTCTTCAAAAATATTTATTTTATCAAAAAACTGTTCTACATCTGCAGCTGTATTGGTGTCTGCACCTAAATCTATTAGTTCTGCTGCTAAAGAAAATACACCTTCTGGTACTTTTAAAACACCTGATGCAATACCTGATGCAAATGATTTATACCAAGATACTTCGTTGTCTGTTTCGAAGGAACTTAAAGGAATGAACTCAGCCATTTATCCTCCTAGTTTATGAAGGGATCTATTTCTCCCGCAGGGCCTATTGGTGGTGGAATTTTTGTTTCTCTATTAAATAAACCTGACTCAGGTTTCTTTGCTACTACAGTTTCAGTTACTTCTTCTGCAGATGTATCAGGGCTGTATGTACCAATATCAATTATCTTAATTCCCAACTCTCCTTCAGAATTTCTTGTAACTTGTTTTATTTTACCATCTGTTACGTCGTAATATGTTTTACCCACGTTTTTAGATTTAATCTCATTCTTCATATCACCATGCATACCACCAATTAAACCTGCATTATTTTGTCCAAACTTCTCATTCATTTGGGCTTCAAGATTTTGTTTTTCGTATTTTAATCTGTTATTAACTTGGTTTTCACTACCTTCATAGAAGTCTCTGTAACTAGCTTTTAAATCTTCGTCTTTTGCACTGCCTAATGCATCTAATTCCATTTTCTTAATTTCTTTTCTGCCTTCTATTTCTGCTTGAATTTTTTGTAATTCAAAATCTCTACCTTCTTCAATTAATTTGTTTTCATATTTTCTTTGTTCTTGTAAAGTCATTTTTTCGTATTCTCTAGCTTCGTCTCTTATTTTTTCATCGTATATTCTTTGATCTTCTACTTGTAATTTAGCGTAATCTCTCTCATCTTTAATAAGATCTTTTTGTCTATTAAATTCAATATCTGACATTTCTTTTGTAAATAATCTGTCTTCTCTCTTCATTCCTTTTTGAAATTGTCTTTGCTCAAAAGCTTGTCTCATTTCGTCAGCCGTTTTAATTGCAGCACCTGCAGCTTGAGTTCGTAATTGTCTTTGATACTGTTCTTCTCTTCTCTTATCTTGTAACATTGCTCCTATTGGTTCTTTAGCTGCACCTAATGCAGTAGATAAAAATCCACCTCTAGGACTAGCAGATGCTAGAGCTGGTCCATACTGGAAAAAGAAAGTTGTTAATGGATCGTAGCCAGTGCTTTCTCCACCAGCTTTTTGTAATGTCTCAATATTTCTTTGAGTTAATTCTTCTACGCTTGGTAAACCAACATCATTTTTAGGTTCAACTGGCCCTGCTAAAGCATAATTTTGCCTGTCTTCAATACCAGACATGATGCCATTCATATTGACACCACCACCTTTTCTAAACATCGGTCTTCTAAATACTCTACTCATATTATCTAAGCGCTCTGTAGGCTCCGGCAAGTGTTGCACCTGCTCCTAATGCTGATTGTAATGCACTAGGTGTAGGTTGCGTTGTTGTAGTCGTTGTAGGGTATCCAGATATTAATCCCATAATTCCTTGTCCATAAGTCTGTGCTGCAGTCAATGGTTGCATCAACTGTTGTTGTTTTAATTGTTGTTGTGCACTTAATTCTGCTTGCCTTTGTGCTTGTAATGCTCCACCTAAAGTAGTTAAACCTGCAACTTGTTGACCTTGTAATGCAGGAACTTGACTAGCTAGACTCATTTGATTTGCAAAATTTTGTTGTGCTGCTGTTTGTGCTTGACCAAAACCTTGCTGTAATAACTGTGCTTGTAATGCAGCTCTGTTTCTATCTGACGCTGCTCTATATTCTGCTTCTGCCACACCTTGTCTTGCTCCACCAAATGCACCTGCTTGATATGCAGATTGTCCAATTGCTGGTAAACCTTTTTGTGCTTGTCTATCAAACTCAGATAAAGTAGCTGAAATAACATCTTGTTGATACGGAGACATATAAGCTTGATAAGCTCCAGGTACT